CGGTACCCTTAGCTACTTCCTTAGCTTTGGCTGCCTCATCCAGATTCGCGATTTCCTCGTCAGAAACTTTGTCATTCACGAGGTCATCGCGGAGATTGCTATTGTCTTCAGACATATGCAAGTTACTCCTATCGTATCAAAGTTTTGAGAGGAAACCTTATTCTCTGTAAGATCTCAGTCTCGTACCTAGTCACGTGATCCCTATAGAGGGAGTACCCATTCATATAATATCTGTGGTTTTACCCACAAATTCTGTAATATTACTGTTATTTATAAAAAGTTCAATTTCTAAACAGTAATATGATTAAAACTTATTTAGAACATCCTTAAGGATCTTCATCTGCGCCGCGGCAAGATTGTTCTCAGAGACCGTACGCAGCGTCTTCCGATATCCGTCAACGTCCTGGGCCTTGATGACTCCGTTCTCGACGAAATATTCCACGCCCTCCATGATACCGTTGACGAATGCCTCCGGCGCGGACGGATCCTGAACGATGTCGACGGTAGAGAGAATAAAGTCGTCGTTCACGACCGTCTTACCCTTCTCCTGCTGTAACGATCCCATACCACGAGTCGAGACACCGAGCTGAACCTCACCGTCCATCAGACCGCGAACGATCTTACCCATCGGCGTTTCAAGAATCTCTGCCTTACCCATCACATTATTACCGTCCCAATTCAGTTCGGTAATCTTATGTGATACACGGTCGAGATTGATCGTGGGAGAATCCGGATGACCGAGCTCACCGACTGCACGACCGGTCTTGACCTGTTCTTTTTGGTACTTGTTCGTTGCGGACTCAAGTACCTTCTTAGGATAAACGCGGCCGTTACGATTCTGCTTCTCAGCCTGCATGAATATCCCTTCAATCACGTACCTCTTCTCACCGTTTTTTTCCTCGGTAAGATAACGCAGTTCGTCGGTGTGTTCGGTGATCAGTTTCATTTCATCATACCTTCGATTTTATCGATCGCGTCGACAAGCGAAATATATGCTTTTCTAAACTCATCCACTGCTTTGTCATAATCTCTGCCAGCACCCTGAGGCTTAGAACCTTTGAGCATTTTTTCAAAATCGTTAATATTTTTCGACAGAGTATCGGCACGCTTTGCAATCTGTCTTGCAGTCTTGGCTGCCTCGTCGATTTGCTCTTCCTTAGTTGTCTCTTCCTCTACGACCTCTTCTTCTGGTTTCTGATAGATCGAGAGGTATGCGTCTGAGATTGCCTTGATATCTTTATGAGTCATTTCTACGAGTTCCTTACGTTACCGGATACGTTGTACGAGCGAGTCGAACACCGGCGTTTGCGGCAAAGATCTTATCCGTATCTCGCTTCTTAATGAATTCAGTCTGACCACCGACGAGCGTCATGGTACCGATGGTGGTATCGTTCTCGTCGAGTACCGTCACAAGGTGTGCGGAGGTCGTCGTATTCACGGCACGAACAATGTCTGCATCGGATACGGTGGTCGCGGTACCGGACGTAGTCGGTGAGGCAATCTCTGTCGTAATGGGTCTAAATGATGGCATGGTACTATAGATCCATTAGCTCGACGAAATCCTCGATACCCTTCTTCGCGTCCTTTTCGGAACGAAACGTATCGAGCTTATCGCCGTCGACGTAGGCCACGTACTTCGAGCCTTCCTTCTTAATCTCGGCCGGGTACTTCTTACGACCCTTACCGACCTTCATTTTCTCGACCGTTCTCTCGTTGATCTGAGAGACGGCCTCGCTGATCGATCTGCGATATTCTTTGAACTTAATCATTAGTCCATGATTCCTTCGTCTTGCAGTACGGATTTGACCTTATTAGGATCCACGACCTCGAACGATACATTTGCCATGCCGGTGCGATCGACCTTGATCTTAAGATTCTTGACTGCTCGACCCAGCGCTTTCTCCATGTACTTCTTATAGTTTGAAGTATCGACTCCGTCGCTTTCAAGACCCTTTAGACTAACCGTGTCGCCTCTTGACAGCTTAGCATCAAATGCGTCAAAGTCCAGCGAAAAATCGTGCGAGTGTTTGGCCTCGGCGAGTTCGTAACCCTTCTTCATGTACTTATCGACGTCTTTCTTATCGATGACCTCGACCTTACCGTCCTTTACAACCATCGTTTCCTTCTTAGGATCCTTGAGCTGACGACTCATCTTTTCGTCAAGAACTTCGGTCTCTTCGTTGGTGGCCTGGAGTTCAGAACCGTCTGCCATCGACTGAGCGATCTCGATCTTTTTGGTCTCAAAGGCATCGTTGACCTTATTGGCCATGACTGCCTGGAACTCAGACTTAGCGTCCGCAAAGTTCTGAGAATTGACTGCGTCGATAAAGTTCTTTACATTTTCATTCATTTTGAGTGATTCCTGTCCTATTTGTCTATTATTTATACATTTAACGATCAGAAGAAGTCGTCATCCTGTTTTGACGGATCCTTGTATCTGCCAGCAGCGATCTCGTCCTTGACCTGCTTGTCCATCTGTTCGATCTCCTGCTCGGTCTGCTGCAGAATGTTCTTACGTACCCATTCCTCAGAGTAGTAGCGACCGACATACTCGTTCACGTCTCTCAGAATACTCATACGATCCTGAATGAGCTCGGCCTGCTTCAGCTCAGAGAAGTGGTTGTCCTGCATGAAGTCGATTCGCATCTTCTGCGAGAGTTCCCTCCACTCCTTCTCGTTGACGATACCCTTAGCGATGAGCTGAGTCTTGAGCATGTCAAAAAAGAGTGTAGAGAACTTCTTACGCAGTCGATTGATGAACTTCTGAAACTTAAGTTCGTCTCGAGTGATCTCTGTCGACCGACCGAGCGAGAACGGCGATTCCTGCTCGAGTCGATTTAGCGGAACGTTCAGAGCCTTGTACAGGTTCTTCTGAAAGTATACGATATCGTCGATCTGACCGAGGTTATCACCACCCGGAAGAGTCGAGATCTCAGTACCTCGGCCACCCTCCTTACGTGGGAGCCAAAAGTCCTCGAGCATCGACATGTGTTTGCGATCGTCGCGCATCTCACCGGTGTTCGCATCGTAGACCATCTTGTTACGATACTTTGACATAATGTTACGCATGTACTCCTCGGCCTTACCCTTCGGCAGGTTACCAACGTCGATATAGAAGATACGACGTTCCGGAGCACGTGATAGACGATAGATGACTAGTGAATCCTCCATCATACGAAGCTGATTCACTGGTTTGAGTGCCTTATGAAGATACGACAGTACCTTCTTACGTGATGAGTCCGTAACACCAGAGGTTACATATGTAACCGCATCGGGCGAGATCTTAAGTCCTTGTGACGCCTGAGTCAGCGTCTGGTTCTGATAGACGAAGTACTCGTTGACTCCCTTCACCATCTTAGTGCGAGTCTTTTCGTCGTACTCCTCCTTGACCTCGCGTACCTTACGCATCTTAGTCGGATCAATGTATCGAACCTCAAGAATACCCTTCTTAGGATTCTTTGGATCGATGACCTTATGATAGTAGATCTTACCGTCGATATACCAACGGCGAAAAATGTCATGACCCTTGCTGTTAAAATCGAGAAGCTCAAGAACGTTTCCGAACTCCTCGTAGATCATATCCTTGATCTTTTCGGAAACCTTGTCCTCTTCAAGATCGTCAAGATTGATTGAGACTGGAGCGGACGCGTCGTCGGAAACGATTGCCTCGTTTACGATATCCTCGATCGCCGCATCACACTCGGGATTCTGTGCCAGGTCGCGATACTTATATACGAGCTCCTTGTCGGAGGCCGTACCGCCGCCGTCCATATCGACGTACTGACCGTAGTATCCGCCCGCGTTGATAACCTGTCCCGTTCCGTCCTCCGCAGTAGGAGGTACGAACGAGAGTCTACTTGATTCTTCTCTTTCGCTCTGAGACTTGCGTTTGATCTCGAATCCAAATAGACTAAAAGAATTGTCTGCCATTCTGTGCTGCTCCGATTTCAATGAGAGAGCATCAGGGAGGGACGAACCCTCCCATCAGCTCTTGCATACCATTATTTATACGGAACTACGTCGTCGTGCCAGAGGTCCAATAATCGACCTGCAGCTCGACTTCGAACTCCTCGATCTCGTTCTCGGTGTCGTACGAGACATCGATCGCACCGACCGATGTCGGAAACGTACCGATGAAATCGTAGCGCTTAACGGCAACACCGGACTTATCGAGCTGTTCGATAATCATGTCCGACTTGTAGTCCGTCGGGTTGGTCAGACCGTTATTCTCGGTGTGCGAGTTGATACCGTTTGACCAACGCTCGAAGGCGTTACGAATCGAAAAGTTCGTATCGTTAATGATGGTAATCGTCCAGGGTTCGAACGTACGATCACCGGCGATCTGCAGCTGTCGACCACGGAAAGGAACCGTAATGGTCTCCATGGTCGATGCAGGCAGCTGAGCGGACTTACACATAAAGGAGGTAAGTTCGATATCCCCAGCAGCATACGACGGAAAAGTGACCGTAGCCCGAAAGAGATTGGAGCGTGCGCCGCCGCCAACCAACTTGGACTTAAAGTCGTCTACTCGAAGTGTCATTTTATCCTACCTCTCTTTACTGACCGGCGATCTCGCTAAACTCAACGCCAGTACGAGTGGCGATGAAATTAAGCGTGATAAAGTTGATCGAACGTGCCGGCTGAATATAGATGTCGGCGACAAAACGATTCGTATCGATGACCTGCGGAGTGTTGTTCGTCTCGTCGCAGATGACCGCAAAATCGGTTACGCCGCGACGACCCTGAACATCACGCAGAAAGGGCTCGACCAGGTTACGGAACTGAGCACGAGTAAACTCATCGTTCAGTTCAAAGAGCTGGAACTTAGCCGCGGTTGCGACTGCCTTCTCAAGAGTGATGAACAAGCGACGAACGTTGATACGATCGAACGCCGACGGTTTGGCCTGTGCCGTCTTATCACCGAACAGAACGATACCCTGACCAGGGAACGCAACGATCGGATTGACACGAGCCTTGTACAGCGTATCGCGCTCGGCCTTCTTCGGATTAAACGCAAGTTTGGTTACACCGCGAACCTGACCACGATTGAATCCTGCGGGTGAGAACCACGGATCCTGAACGTTGTCGGTAAAGGCACAGAGACCAGCGATGTCGCCCGATGCGATGATCCAACGATAGACGTCGTTGTACTTATCGTAGACGTACAGAGCGCCGGAATCGAGTACACCGTACGAGGACGATGTGATCTGATCCGCCCAGTCCTTGACGTTCGTTGCCGCAGAGACCGAGTTGACCGTACG